TAATATTACTATTGAATATGAGGTAATAGAATGTCAGCCAGAGTTTGCTTGTATCAAAGCATATGGAAGTATGGGTGATGCAGAGATTGAAACTTTCGGATCATGTAAACGAGGTAAAGGTGGTGAGGGTAATAGTATCTCTTGGTATGTTATGGAAATAGCAGAGAAGAGAGCTATGAGTCGTTGTGTACTCAAACTGGCAGGTTTATACGAACTTGGACATATGGGTGAGGATGAATCAGAATCGTTTAAAGCACCTACTCTAACTCAAATACGAAACACAGAGGTCAATAGGCTAATAGAGGAACTAAAGAGTCCTAACTGTGGCCTGGCAAGGGCTGAAGAAATTATGACAGATATGCAAGAGCGTGAGCATGAGAATCCTAACTCACCTTGGGTGGCAGTTTTGGATGTCGGGATGCATGAGTTTGGTGATAGGTTCTTAACTAGAGGAGATGAGCATGAGCAATAGCAAAATAAAATATCTTAAAGATGATAAAGTTAAATTAACAATGGATTTAAGTGATTATAAGATTCTTTTAAAGGGTAGTAATGATTTAAGAAATGCAGTCAGTATGATGCACGAATGTCATACAATCTACTTAGAAGATCTTGGGAAGTTAGAGGTATTAACTTACAGGATGCAAGAATCTATGGGTTTTGTATCGGGAAAACATCCGTGGAGTGATTGTACAATACCGACAAAAAATTAGCAGGGTTTGACTTTCCAATGCTATTCGGCCATGATTTCCTTGGTCGTTAGGTTTAAGAATAAGTCTGGAGTACGGGGATGCCATAAGTTCCCCACTTATAATAAAAGGAAACAAAATGGCAGATCAATATGATAATACAAATAGCGGTGCTTTATGGAAAAGTAAGTTTACTGACAATCCAAGAGCACCTCAATACACAGGTACTTTAGATGTTGAAGGAGTAGAATATAAAATATCGGCTTGGAAGTCAACGGGTGAAAATCCAAGAGCCCCTGTTTTAAATTTCAAAATCCAAAAGGATTCTGACATGCCTAATATACCTAAACCTAATAACGATAGACCATTGGGTGATGTAGGTGGTGATGGTGAAGATGATGACGTGCCTTTCTAATGAAGACTATTAGTCAAAATACCCCCATCAAGATTATTGATGGGGTTGAATATACTAACAATGGTCTAGTGGGTTGGAAGGAAAAACTTGCTCGTGTATGGACACTTGACGATGGAACCAAGACTACCTCTAAAATGGTGGCGGATACGGTTGGTTGTACAGGTACTTGTGCTAGAGCAAGATTAAAAGTACATACTGATCCTAAAAAGATTTACAAGCCAGTTAGACCTCAGACTCGCTCAAAAAATGAGCCGAGGACTAGTTTAGGTGAAGATCTGATTGACCCAAAAGGTTGGTATAAAGACCCAATGATTAAACTTGTTTTAAAAAATATATAGGAGAATACTATGCTAGTAATATGCCCACATTGTGCAAAACCACATGAAGTCGAGGCTAAGAAAGTGGTTGTTCGACCAACTGACGATGAGTTGATTGAGTTCGACATATTCAGAGATAACTACAAAGGTAAGAAGCGAGGCTTACTTACCGAGATGGATAACTTTATCCGACACAAAGATTGGAGAGATGTGCTGCCAACACTTAATAGATTACATTTAGATTTTGGTAGTGAGAAGAAATACATCCCACATTTTCAGACCTTTATAAATCAAAGGCAATGGGAGATGTTTGATATTAAAGCTAAGAACCTAAACAAGCCATATGGTGAAGAATTTAATTGGAGGAAGTCATGAGAAGATTAACGGATAAAGATAAATATCTTGATAAAGAAAAGACAAAAATTAATACTGCCTTACTGGATGTTGATGATGTACATATTAACTTTGAGGATTATCCAGATTTTTGTGATAGCTTTATAATCTCTGCTATATGGCATGATGGAACAGAATTGGTTGATGAAGAGATGGAACATCTAAATGATGACTCTCAATTTGTTTATGAAATAATAGAATCAAGGGCGTATTAATATGTCTGAACTATTACATTATGGCACTAGTCTAGAGCTTACACAGTCAGACCAAGACCTTATCGAAGAAATGTCGGCCTCTATTTGTAAACAGGATAGGAGTTATTTTGTAAATAATTTTAAGAGGGATAAAACCATGACGCTATATGAAATGAATCTAAATGGGTTTGGGGCAGAGTTAGTATTTTGCCGACTCTGTGGGGTAGAGTTTGATTCTTCTACCAATCAAAAAGAAAGTCATTTTAATAAAGAAGATGCCATACTAAAAGATGGAACGACTGTTGATGTAAAGAATACAACATACCCAAATGGCAAACTTCTAGTAAGAACAGGGAAAGAAAGTAAACTAGTAGATATTTATGCTTTAGTTATAGGCACATTCCCTGTATTTAAGTTTTCTGGATGGGCCAGTTATAAAGATATTATTCAACCAGCACGAATAGTAAATTTAGGAATGGGAGATTCATACTGTTTACCCCAAAACAGTTTGATTAAATCTCTTAAAATAGACGTATGAAAACTTTAGCATACTTAATAATGTTATTGGTACTTATAATAAACGCTTGTGCCAGTATCTCAATTTACTTTTGGCTTGATGCCTTTCAACCTTTGGAGTGGTGGGTATGAAATATAATTCAATAGATTCAGAGAGGGCGGTTGTTGGAGGTTTGTTGTTGGAGCCATCCGTTGATAAGATCTTACTAACAAGATTAACCCCAGAAGATTTTAGTGATGACAAGCTAAGTTATATTTTTACTTCAATCTTAGAGATGGTAAAAAAGAAAATCTCTGTTGATGCAGTAACTGTTAGAGATTATATTGATCTGGAAAGACAACCTAATGATAGGCCCTGGGCAGTTAATTTTGAAGATTTGGCTTTGCTACTAGAGAACTCAATAGGCTCTACAAACATTCAATCTTATGCGAGGCATATTAGAGAGTGTCGAATTAAGAACGCAGTAGAAGATCTAAAAAAAGATATTGATTATGAGAACTACCAAGAAACAGTTTCTCAGATTCAGAATCTAGAGCTTGAGTTGGAAGATAAAGACGAGAGTTCTATAAAGGCTATTGTGGGTAAGACTGTTGATTACCTAGAGAACTTGACTCATGGTAGTGTTGGCCTGTCTAGTGGATTCAAATCCTTGGATGCCTTAATAACAGGATTCAGACCAGAAACATTAACAGTCCTTGCAGGTAGACCTAGTATGGGTAAATCTACTCTGGCTTTAAACATTGCAGACGAGGTGTCCAAGACAAAGAATGTATTATTCTACTCACTTGAAATGGGTCAAGTCCAGTTGATGCTTAAACTAGCGTCCTCTCAATCATCAATCAATCTAACTAAAATAGATAATAGTAATATGTCCAATACTGAAGAGGAACTCTTTTATAAGACATTGTCCTCAATAGGAAATCAGAACCTAACTATTATTGATAAAGGTGGTATGTCAATACATGACATAACATCAAAGTCAAGACAACTTAATACTGAAAAGAAGATTGACATGATTGTAATCGATTACTTGCAGATAATGAAATACGATAAGGGTCGAGAGATTTCTGAACTGGGAAACATTACTAGAGAGTTAAAGTATTTGTCTAAGGAACTAGGAATACCTGTAATACTGTTATCGCAGCTAAGTAGGGGAGTTGAGCAGAGAGAGAACAAAAGACCTTTTATGAGTGATCTTCGTTCCTCTGGTGAGATTGAGCAAGATGCCGACTGTATTATTATGGTCTACAGGGATGAATATTATGACCCAGATTCTGAAGACAAGGGATTAGCAGAATTCATAGTATGTAAAAATAGGATGGGCCAGATAGGTTTTGTCAAGTGTGAATTTCATGGGCAATACTCTAAATTTCAAGATATGGAGGTAAATATTTATGACAGGTAAATTTAATACATGGTATAATTTTTTGATGAATAAAACACTAATAATCTTTATGTTAATACCACTAGCCGTTGTTGTGATGATGCTTAGTGGTTGCAGCCAATTAGAAGAGATGCAACAGGAACAGCTTAGTTGTCATCCAGTTGAGGCAAATGGTTGTATAGGTTGGTTAGGTGATAAGCCTATAATGTTAGAAGAAGAGT